GTTATAACTAAATTGATCATCTCGATCAGGCTGAATAGTTAACGCTGGTTGCAATTGTAAGTTAACTTGATTTTGCCCGTAATCCCTTCGTTCGAATCTAACTTGCCCGTTGTACACAATTGTACGCGCGTTAAACATCTGCTCACACGTAGTAAATAACGTGCCTAATGTGCTAACTGTATCACTTGCTGAAGGAACACCCTTGTTATATGGTTGTGTAAGTTCTTCAGGTAAGAAATCAAAGTAACTTTTTCGGTTAGGAATAAGCGGAACCGGAAGGATTGTATAGTTAGGGTATTGATCGAATAGTGTTGATTCGAATGTGTAACCTAAATATTCACATCCTTTTTTCATCAATTCCTGAATCTTTGCCGCGCGTAAGTTACGAACTGGAGGGAATATTAACGCGAACAATTGCGTTGTAAGGTCAACCAATGCAACAGTTAACGCTGCAATGTAGATAACTTGCGCTGCTAACTTTAAAATGTAGGCAATCAATGCACCAATTGGGTAAACAACACCCGTACCCGTTGATGGAGTAGTACCGGCAACACCATCGGCGATCATATTAGATAAATCAGATACCGCCTGTATTAACTCTTTGGTCATTACATACAAAGATATACCCAAAGTTATAGCCAATTCAGCTTGGTTATCTTTTACAATAATGTAAGGAACAAGAAACCGATCAAAATCAACGCCTTTTTTTAGCATTAATTCAAATGTTGTACCGTTCGCATTATCCATAAACGAATCTAACGCCATTCGCCGCTTGATTTTTACCTCGCAATCGTACAATCTAAACGAATTAGCCGGATCGGTAAGGTCAACATAGTAATCTAGGCTGATATTTGTAGCCATTTCAACCCTATATGGTATACCTTCAAACACTCCAATAGTTGCAATGTGATCTTTTACTATCTGATAAGCCTCACGCGGTAATTGTAACGTGTCTATATTCAACGAAAGTACTTCCGGGTTGCCTGTAAAGTCCGATACAACACCAATTGAATCTCGGTTACGCGGTGAAATCTCAATGTCATTTAAAAAATGGCGCATTATTTACGGATTTTAAATCGGTTAGTCTTCAATGTATTGCCTTGTTTGGTCGTTTTTACGATCTCCATAACACTCGATGTAATTTCACCTAACTCAATATTGGTTTCAGGTTTATTTCTAATCGTATGCGTTAACTCATCCATTTTATTTACCAACAAAGATAGATCAATTGCTGACATTGGTTGTGTGCTTGTGATTAGTTTACCATTTTGGTATTCTTGTGCGACCTTAGCCAACTGTTCATTACTCAAAGAACCGATCTTTTCGTTCAGTGATTTAGGTACAACGCGTTCGTTAGGGTGCAAGATCGCGTGAAACCCGCCTTTACCATCAACACCCTCACCATGTTTACCCGTGTTTTCTGTACCATCAAAGAACGTAGGCATATTACCAAGTAATGTATTGGCGAATTGCTGCAATAATACCGTGTCGCGGATCGTTTCCATTAGTGGATTCTCGGCGTTTGCGGCTACCTTTTGATTATACGTCTGATAAACACCACTCACCAACTCGATCATTTGTTTACGGCGTTCCTCTTGCGCTTTCTTGCGGTTAGCCTCATCAATTATCCTTTGATTCTCTGCAAGTGATTCACGCGCATTAATATTACCATTTGCGGCTAATTCTCTAAGTGTATCTTGTTGCTTTTCTGCCGCCGCTATTTCTTTGTCAAGTTGTGCAATGCGTTCATCTGACATTTTAATAAAGTAATCAGTTGCAAATTTCGCCCATTCGTTGCGTTGTTCGGCTGACATCTTTTGAATTTCAATGCGCTTATCTTCCGTTTTGTTTTCTTCCTCTATAGATTTTAACGCGTAATTTGCTTCAAGTTCTTGACGTTTTAACGCATATTCTGAACGAATTTTGGCTTTTAATTCTTCATTTTTACCAGCATCCAATAACTCTTTTTCTTCTTGTTCGTTAAGCAACTTTAATTCAGCCTCTTTTAATTGTACCGTGAGTGCAATTAACTCTAATCCTTTGGCGTTTTTAGCCTTAAATCGCAACTCATTTACTTTGGTTTCAGCTTCTACTATGTCCTCGCTTTCAATTAATGCTTTTAGTTTACGTTGGTAATCTTCTTCATTTAAAAGTAATGCTTCTTTTAACTGTGCATCCTTGTCGGCATCTGTTGATACAGCGAATTCAGCCTTTAATCTTTCAGCATTACGCTCTTTTTCTAACGTCAATAATGCTCGATCTGTAAACGTTTGATTTTGGTATTCCTTGCGTAAATTTTCAAGTGATTTTAAAAGGTCTTGATTTACCTTAATTTCTTCTTTCTTTTTTGCTATTGTTGCAGTTGTTTTTTTGGCATTGTCTTCTTGAGCATTACCATTTATAACAACCTCAGTTGTGGCATCTTTAAGACTTTCACCTACCGCCTCAAGTGCTTTATTATATTCAGTAACACGCGTTCCAACTCCTTGAATTTTTGCATCTAAAACATCATATACTTTAAACACTTCATTTGGATTCGTTACTCCTGTACTTTGCAATATTTCGTTAAACCTCGCCGCTTGTTGCGGATTCAAACCGCCATTTGATCGTTGTACAGATAATTTTTGAAATTCGTCTCTTTCTTTTCTGTACTCTCTAAGCCTTTCCGCCGCGTTGTTACGGAATTGGGTTATTTGCGTTTTGGATTTTTTAATGTCATCCTCTTTTAATTTGGCAAATTCTTTTTCTATTGCATTCCTTTCTTTATCAGATTTTGCTTTTGATAATGCAATTTGCAAATCTCGATCTCTTTGTTTAAGTTGCTTATCTAACGCATCCGTTTCAGCCGTAATGTTCTTTAACGATTCATCAGATGCTCTTGCTTTGTATCTATCTAATCGCTCGGCTTGTTCTTTTGCATATTTTGCATTTGTTGCTATGTTATAAAAAGCCATTGATATTTCTACTAAAGCCGCAACTATTGCCATCCAAGGAACAGCACTCATTGATCTTCCAGCCGTTTGTACAGCTTCTCCTGATTGTTTTGCTGCTCTTGCCGCTTGAACTTGTTCTAACCTATACGCTCGTGTCATTGGTATCTGAGCCGCCATTTTTTTACCAAATTCAGCAAATGAAAACGCTCTTGCTTTATCAAGTGCAATAAGTGATAGTTGAATAGCTTTATAACCAGCCCATGCAACAACCAACTTGCCTACTATTGAAATGATTGTGCCTAAATTAGCCGCTAAAAATTGTATTCCCTGAACCAATACTTGCGATGCACCTGATCCATTCATGAATCCAAGTATCACCTCGTCCCATGCGCCGCGTAATTGCGTTAATGCGTGTGATAATGTTTGTGTTCTTGCTTCCGCTTGTTCGCTTGTTGTACCTTGCCGATCCATTCCATCAGTAAGTGTATCAAGTGCTGCTGTTTGTGTTAATGCGGCTTTTGCGGCTATAATATTTTCAGTACCGAACACCTTTATTAACGCAGCTTCATCCTTTAACAATGGTTTCATTGCTTCAAGTCGTTCACTAAACGTTGTTGATTTATCCGTGACTTTTGCAAAATCAATACCTAACCCTTGCATTGCTTTTTGCGCCTCTTTAGGTAACGCATCTGGCGCGGATAATTTTAACATCACATTGCGTAATCCTGTGCCTAATTCCTCAGATGATTTAAATGATGGACCAAGTGCTTGTATTAATGCAACTGATTCCTCAATACTAACGTTTGATGATTTTGCAACACCTCCAAATTTCAATAATGCATCAGCCGCATCAGGGATCTCAACAGAACCCAATAATGCACCATTTGCTAAAGCATCCATGTACCTTGTCGCTTCACTTGCCGGTGCGCCAAATTGATTTAAAGCCGATGTCAACGCTTTTGATGCTTCAGGTAATGCTAACCCTGACGCTTGACTTAATGTTATTGCCGATTCAGTAACAGCATTTAAAGCCTCAGCATTATCTAATAATTCAGGTCGCGCTGATCCAATCAACTTGTAAGCCTCGATCACAGCACTTGCACCACCTTCAACCTCCTTACCTAATTTAATTGATTGTTCTTTGAAGAATTCTAAATCTTGTCCACCAGCACCCGTAATTGAAACCAAGTCAGCAATTGCCTGATCGAACTCAATTACCGAACGTGTAGCACCTTGTACGATTGTTCCAAGTCCAAAAGCCACCCCAAATTGACCTAAAAAACCGCTTAATTTACCAAGTGCTTGTTGATAATTACCTACATTTCTTTGATGTTGTCCAACTGTTGCATCAATTTGTTTTAGTTTTCCATCTAACGCGGTGATTTGTGTAAGCAAATTTCTTGCCTCTGCCGTGTTTTCTTTGTTCTGTACAGCTAAATCTTTGTAACGCTTTCGAAGTTCGTTTAATTTGGCTGATTCTTGGCTATATGCGCTGTTCTGTTTAGCGGTTTCCCTTGCTACTTTCTCACGTGCTTTTGCCTCGCGATCTAATGCCGCTTGTTGGTCTTTCTTTAATTTGATTTCTTCACGTTCGGATTGAATGGATAATTTGCGTAATTTTTCCTGTTCCTGATCAATCTTTACCGTTTGTTCTTTTACTTGATTTGCCTTTTGTGTAGCCGCAATTAATTCGTTAATGGATTTAGTATCGCCAACAGTTGCGCCGCCAATAGTCTTTTTTAACTCGTCAGCGGTTTGTTTAAGTTCTGTTTTGAACTTACCAAGCGTATCAATTGCTTGTTCTGCTGATTGTCTTATACCGCGAAATATATCTTCGCTTTCAAATATATCAGTTGCCTTTATTTGCTTTGCCATACTCCTTTAACAAATTAAAATATTCACGTGCCGTTATTTGTTTAGGGTTGATCCATTGACCAATCCACTTGCTTATATATATTAACGTCTGCTCAATTGTCATTCCATTGCCGCCGTTTGCCATCATTGACTGCAATTTTGCGGCTTGTATTTCGGCTTCGGTTAACTTAAACCTATCACCAGTAATTACATAATCCAATTCAATCAATGCCTTTTTACGCATGGCATCCAGCATTTTTTTGTACACTTCGCTCAATCCGAACTCTTCAATGTATGAATCATGTACCTTTGTCCATGCCTCAATGTCATCTTTCGCGTTGCCTTCTTTTGTCTTTCTAACGTGCGTTAAATTACCCTCAGTGCATTTAATCCAGTTGTATAAAGGCATATCATCAATTGATTGATAATAATCGCCTGTACTCAATGTTAAATCGCTCGATGAGTTCTTGCGCCAACCTTGTTTTATTTTCGTCAGTAAGTCCAATAATGCCATCGCCATATTCGTTGAATAAGTTTGTCGTTTCTCCATCTTCATCTACTTTGATTGGATCAGCATCAACAACTATACTATCTCTTAATACTACAATGAACATACTTTCGTAAAAATCCCCTGTATCAAATAACGTGTAATGTTCACCAGCAATTTTTGAAGGATTCATCATTTCTGTTGCCTCTGAATAGGTGCCTATAACAACACCATTCTCATCTATACCCTCCTTAAATAACTGGTCTTGTCTGATCCAATTTAATACTTGATCCTTTAAACTCTGATCGCGGAATACAGCCATCCAAACCTCTGCAAAGCTGATTGTTCTTGCAGTGTTTAATAATGCGCCTATACGCGTGTTCATCAGATCAAACATACTTCAAAGTTAAGCAAAAAAAGGGGTGATATTTCACACCCCTCTTTACTATTGTTCGTTATCGGTCTTTGGTTTCTTCTTTGACTTTTTAACTTTTCCATGTACCGATTCCCAAGCCGCCAATAGAACGTTTTTAGGATGTTTTGGAAAGCGTTCGTACAATTCATCTAAACTGCTGTTTAAAACAACATCAGCGTTGATGCTATACTTGCCAAATGTAATGTACGACATTATATTCCTACAAACGAGTAAGAACCATCGTAACCATCCTTATCGATTGAAATTACACAATCGTCACCAGTAGTAACTAATCCTGTAAAATCAAATTCATAAACAGATGGTGATAATTCAGTAACACCTCCCAATGCAGTTACAACACCATTCACTGTGAATTCAAAATCAGCCGCAACCGCTCCTGTGAATTGGATAGGGTTTAATGCTGTTCCGTAATCCAAAACTAATTCAGATGTAAGATCATTTGCAGTCAATGTGTTATCTGTAAAGTTCACATCCAACAAGCCGTTAAGGTCGTTGAAGTTCTGACCAGCCTCTGTTGGTGTGATCATGTACATAGTACCTTCGTCAAACAAACGCTCGAAATCAAACGCAACCATTACTTTTGAAGTAGTGGTATCAGTTGCGAACATGTACGTTGGGTTGAATGATTGGTTATCAACAGGAATTGGATAAAGTGCATCACCTACCTTAGAACCGATCAAGTTACCGTTAACGTCTACGATGTAAACACCGAACTGAACACAACGATTAGTGTTTAATTTACCGTAGAAAGTTGGAGTTTCACCCCACAATTCACCAGCAAATGAACGCTTACCCTGACGAATGTACACCATACGCCCACTATTTGCCTCTTCGAAGATAGTATCTGCCTTTGGCAATTCTACATTCTCGAACCCTTGCAAAGGGAACCATCTTTTTGATGGATCAGCTTCGTTGATAAGATCAGCCCACGTTGGTAGTGTTGCAGTTAAGTCGATGAAATTAAGCGATCCATCATTCGCTGTTAGTGGAACCATTATTAGCCCACTTGTTACGGATTGAATTGGTAAACATCCCGGTTTACCAGTGTTGCTCAATCCCGCATTACAATTACATCCTAAAGCCATTTTTTTACTTTTTAAGAATTTAACATTTACAATTTTCTTTGTACTTCGTAAGGGTGATACGTAACTCAACCCCACTTAAATTTGCATCTAAGACGTTTTGAAACATCCCGTTATCGCGCTCAACACCAAAACGGCTGAACGTAATAATGTCGTAATTTTCAATTGTCTGATAATTTCGGTTAGCCTCCACTACTTTGATAAACTCATCGCATAACCTTTCCATTGGATAAACTACATTCTCGCGGTGATCTGCCGTGTAATACTGCGCAACATTCGTCTCATCTAAAAAGAACATCCGTAGATCGCTTTCGAATTCGATTACACTATCACGCCCGAATCGTCTTAACCGGATAACCTCCAACAACCAAATTAATGGCGTTTTCTTCATTAGGTTTTTTTCCGCTTTACTCCATTCGCTATTAGTCGCTAACTTTGTGCCGGTAATCCAAAATGGATTGCTTAAATAAATCACATTTGTAGGCTCATTGCTATGTCCAATTGGCAATAAAGTAACGTATTCATCTGTCGAGATTTCGGTAATTGTGTACTTATTCTCATCAGCATCTGTTACATTCTTGCCTACACGCGCCCATTTAGTATTACATGATACAAATTGCAACGTCTCACTGTCATATGTTCCGACAATAGAAGTATCGATTTGATCAACCAATTCATTAACCTCAAATGTAATTTCGTTTATCATAACCAGTATGCCATTTGTTTAGCCACACCATTCCATTTTGTAAAGTTACCTTTCGTTACGCTTACAACTCTAATTATCGCGTTTGGATCACCGTTGGGGATTTCAACAACATCATTTGCAAGGTAATTAACACCACCTTCACTTACATCAACCTCGTCAACTAATCCAGCAACAACTTTGTAAGCTATGATTAACCCCGTTCCTGTACCGCCCAATGCCGTAACCGTATCATCACCCGGATAATTAGCGCCTGAATTCATTATCTGTAATTCAAGAACAGTACCAATTGGCAAATCTTGGTTACGGTAAATGTACCATTGAATGGCTCTGTACGTTTTTAATGCCTCCCAATAACGCGTGTACATCATGTTGTACAAAGTAGTAGCAGTTAGGCTGTTTTCCCCTTGTGGGATCTTTTGCCCTTGCGATGTGATTTGGTTAGCCGTATCTTTTACGTATTCAAAGTAGATAAAACCTTTGAGCATATCCAAAATGCCCTTTGATATTATCACACTGTTGTACGTGTTGTACGATGTTAGAAAGCCGTTTGAGGTGTTGTCCAAATGAAAAGGATCAAATACCTTTTGGAAGTTAGGCGATTCAGGATAATTGTTGTTATCCAAGTCATTGATGAATTCATCATACAAAGTCGCACCAAATAGGTCTATAAGGTATTGCTCTTCATATATCTGAATATACTCCAACAACTTTGCTTGGTCATACATTCCTGTATGCAACTCATATTTACCCGTGAAATCGTCTAAATCTAAAAGCATTTGTTAGTTATTTTTTGAGTTTACCAAACTTGTTTTTAAGGAAGTGTTTAAGCATTGCGCCGGTTATTTTCCACACTGTTCCTTTTGGCAAGTGCTTGTTTTTACCGTTGCTTTCGAACTCGTAATAATCTTTGTCGTTTACGTCAATGTCAAGTGAAAAACCATCCTCATTCTTAATGAATTTAGCATCTACTTTTGGCGTGTCCAAAGTTATTTCGATGTCCCCATCTTCCTCACGTGTGAATGTTACGTCAACGTTCTTTGTGTCGAGCGATACGTCTATTTTTTTACGTCTTTTCTTTTTTTCCATAGTGCAAATAAAAGTGGGGGCAAGTTTATCTCACCCCCTTAGAAATTTATACAGCTGAATCTAACGCCGCGATAGCAGTTGTGAAATCACCAGTTACAAACGCATCAACTTGGTTGTTCTTAACATAATGAGCAGCTCTCATTTCAGCCAAGATAGTAACCATGTTACGTTGGAAGTCATCGTTTACATAACCTACTTGTAAGTTCATGTTTTCACGAATACGAACGTTTGATTTGCTCATATCACCAACTAAGAACGTGTCAGGAGCGATGTTAGTTGAAGTAACAACGATCAATCCAGCCAACATCATGTTACGATCCCAAAACGCTGGGTAAGTGTAACCACCATCAGTTGCTTTTGTCAACTCAATTTTAGCCGCATCCTCAGGGTGCAACAATACGTGAGTAGGCTCAAAGTTAGCACCTTGAATTTGTGCTTTAGCAACACGAATAACATCAGATACATTAGCCGCTGGAATAGTTCCCGCGAAAGTACCCGCTGCAAACGGTTGAGCAAATCCAAGTAATCCATCTAATGAAGTACCACCAGCACCATTGATAAGTGCATCTTCAAATGCTTGATCAAGTCCAGCCATAAGGTCAGCGTTGATTTCTGAACGAACGAAAGCAAGGTCAGCCAACATTTCTTTAGATACCTTAACAGTTGATGCTACTTTTTTAACCTCAACAGATACCTCTTCATAACCTGGGTTTGAAGTTGGTTTTGTTTGACCTTCAGTTACCCATGATGCAGAT